AATAGCTAACCAAGCAACAGGATTACCAAGCAAACTAAGTACAGATGATAGACCACCTCCACCTGTTATTGCACCCATCAATCCACCCATAGCAGTACTCAATAGTACTGTACCCACTTGTTGTGCTACAAAAACTCCAGCAAGAATACCAAGACCTGCTTTAATTTGACCAGCAGCTTCTTTTAGTTTCTCATTATCACCATCTTTCCATCCCTCATATAAATCACCAAACTTATCAATAAACCACCCACCAACAAGAGCACCTAATGCATCAAAGAATCTTTGGAATACACTCTTAACTCCGTCAGTTGCTTTTTCAACTGGTTTCATAAGAGTCTTCTTTGCATCTAGTTCAAGAAAACTCTCTGCTCTTTCTTTCTTTTGAAGATCTAATTTATCTTTATCTGCTTTGGCTTGATCCCTAGCTTGCTGTTTTTCTAAGTCAGTATCTGCAACTATTGCTTCTTGTATATTAATTAAATTTCTATTAATACTAAGGATAGATTCATTAATACCCTTAAACATATCTTGAGTGATACCACCCTTTTCTATTCTATCTACTCTTTTCTCTAAAACATTAATTCGGCCAGCAGAATCCTTAGCAACACCTGCAGTGCCAGATAATTCTTTAGATGTTGCTAGTCCTAAAAAAGCCATTACTGCTTCTGCTGTGCTTTGAGATTTTCCTCCTCAATATATTGTTTCAGTAATGTAATGTATATTTCCCGTTCCCACGGGATCATATTTTCAATATCACTTAATGAGTATTTATGATGCTGCATCAAGGCAAAATTCGTTTTATAATACGAAATAAGATCCTCATGCAACATCGCTAGTTGAAAAAAGCTGCTAAACCCTCCAACGGAATTTCACATTCATTTTTAGTCTTAGGATTTGTAACCTTAATTGTATGAGTCAACTTAGGCATAGTTGTAAAGAATTTTTCAATCTCTTTAAATTTCTTAGATCCTAACTGTTCTAAGAACTCCTTCATTTCCTTTTGATTATAATCTGCAGTAGTCCAAGTTTCCTCTTCACTATAGATTGTATCTACACAATCTGCAATCATATCAAATGATTGATCAAACCCAACATCTTTTAAACTAAAATTCTCTTTAATAAACTGATCTAATGAAGGATACTTCATCCTTAATGTCAATGTATCATCTAATTTAATATCTTTACTATGGTTAGGATCATTAACTACTTTAATATCATCAAGAGCAACAGTAACTGGAACTTGTGTCTCACCATCATCAGGACAAGTAACTTTAATATCTACAGTCTCACCAACAGACTTACCCCTAACATTAAGAAATAGATATTCAATATCAAATGTAGATAATTTATCGACCTTAAAACCTCTAGTAATAATACAATTACTTAGAACTTGTTTGATTGCATTTGCAATATCCTTAAGATCATTACTTTCCATAGCAATGACAAGAATCTTTTCTTCTTTAACTAGAAAGGGTCTATATTTAATTTTCTTTCCAGACGAAGGGATCACCAACTCATAATTTGGTGCAGTAATCTTAGGTAGTGGCATCAGTTTTTCCTTTTATTATACCACATATGTAAGCCAATGTGGATTTGAATGCGTTGCCGTCTAACTCATCAAACATAAACATATTCAAACGAAATGCATAGTTTGCCTCAGAGACAATAGCAGATACTTGTGATTCTGTCACAGGCAGTGTATTTAGTGTAGCACGATAATTATTTTTAAACTCCTTCTTATCCTCTATATCAAACTCATAGAAGTCTAACCCACCATCATCTAACTTAAGAGAGTTCTTAGCAATATTTCTAAGGATCTGACCCCCAGAGAGATCACCCAGATATCTAGTATAATGATGACCCACAAGAAGTTCAGTCTGGTCATGTGCTACTTCACGGATACGATTAACATACTGTTGACATGCTTCAGTTGGATAGATGGTTTTGTCCCAATCCTTACCATAAAAGTACTCACAGTCTTTTGCTAGTCTACGATGTCTATAAAGTTCCTTTATGTTTAATGGTCCCACAACAGGATCATCTTTTAATCGAAGTACTTCTACCTCCATCGCTTGATAGATGAAGTAGTAGTTAGCAACAAGTTGTCTATAACCCTTTTTACTTACTACTCCACGAAGAAATGATGAGACAAATTTTGTGTTCTCCGCAGCAGAATGAGATTGTTTAGTCCCTTCTTTAAGTTGTTTCGCTAATTCCATATTTAAATGTCAGTGTTTTATTTAGCCGCCTCTATTAGGGTTATCTGGATCATCATAATCCAATTCAAATAAATCAGGATTATCTGTTGGATTAATTGTTGTTGAAGAACCATCATTTAAAGTTTTTACTTCTCCATTATTACTTATTTTATTCTCATTACCCAATACAGATGGTAAACTAATTCTAGGATGAGCTATATTCTCACTTTTACGATTAAGAGAACTGATAGCACCAAAATAATATCTATCAAAAGCAAATGTTACCTGCACCTCTAACACCTGTGCCTCTGCATATGAAACAGGTATAGATGATACATTAATTGGAAATGCATTAAGGAAAGTATATTCAACATTCCTAAAGTGATCTTTATTAAATTTCTGTATTCTTATAGTATCCACTTTATAATCTTTTGGATATTTCATTCTATGATAATAATTTACATTATGTCTCGCATTTCCTGAATCATTATCAGACCCAGATGCTATAAAATCATGCCACAACTCAAAAAATTCTAAACTTCTATAATCACTATCAACATAAAATGTCATAGTAGTATCAGTAAATATTCTAGTATGAGCCATCTTCTCTATCACTCCCATTCTATTACCTTCAATCTGTGCTGTCGCAAAAGAAGTTGCAGGTAACTCTGCACTATTACACAACAAACCAAGATCTCTACCAATAAAATAATTAGTTAATCTGGGTTGTCTATTAGTCATATGAGTCCTAAGACCCTGCAATCTTCCAAACCCACTGAAGAATACTTCATAATGGTTAGTAGTAGCAACCTTTTGAAATAGACTGCGAATCTGTTCAGTTTTCTTTACTCTTGGATAGACTGGCACAATAAATACCTAAAGGGATCTTTACGACATATGGCTCGTTCAGGAAGATACAGACCTTCTAATATAAAAAAGTATAGAGGGGACTATCGTAACATTATTTATCGCAGTTCCTGGGAAAGAGTGTTTATGTCCTATTGTGATAAGAATGAAAATGTAATAGAATGGGGAAGTGAAGAGGTTATAATACCCTACAGATCACCACTTGACGGTGGATTACATAGATATTTTCCTGACTTTTATGTTAAAGTAAGAGATAAAACAGGAATACCTAAGAAGTATATTATTGAAATTAAACCTAAAAGACAATGCACTGAACCAAAGATTCAGAAGACTAAAAATAGAAAGTATGTAAGAGAAGTAATGGAGTATGCTAAGAACCAAGCAAAATGGGATGCAGCAAAAGAATTTTGTAAGGACAGAATGATGGAGTTTAAAATACTAACGGAGGATAATCTAGGTGTCTAGACTACAGCCAATTGTAGATGACTTTATTGGGACAGAAGATCCTGAAGATACGATGCTGGAAGTTTTAGATGCTTTGCAAGATACTAAAGTTATCCTACCAGAGGAAGGTGGGTTCTATACCTTTGTATATCTACCAAAGACTCCTATGATTGAATATGACGAATTTCCTTTAATAGCATGTATGGAATTAAAACAGTGGGGTATTAGAGGATTCAGTTATCATTGGAATAAAATGAGAAATTATACATGGAATGAAGTGATCGGAGAGTTCCATGAACTGTCAGTTGCTGAACTAGAACATGCTAGATCACTGTCATATGCGAAATTCAAGCTAAATACATAAAAAGAGTCTATAAATGACTTTAACTAAAGGGGTTGACGCACAATTAAGATATCCGTATGATCTTCATATGAGAGGATCAGACTACTTTTTAATTGAAGTATTAGAATATAAAGCACATTCAGGTGGATTTGATAGTGAATTTAAAGATGACAAAGGTAAT